GCTGTGAACAACACATACCTAGGCACGGGAGCTGTTCAGACAGCCAATATTCTTGATGCTAACGTGACGCAGACTAAGTTAGCGGCTGGTGTAGCTGGTAATGGCCCAGCGTTTAGTGCTTATCCTACAACTGCGCAATTAACCATTTCTAACACTACTCAAACTAAAGTAATACTTGGTAGTGAAGATTACGACACAAACAATAATTTTGCTTCTAGTCGGTTTACTCCAACTGTAGCTGGATATTATCAATTAAATGGTGCGGCAAGCGTTGGAACAACTAGCACTTCATTAGGGTTAAGCGTAGCTATTTATAAAAATGGTTCAATAGTTAAAACTGGGTGTTGGTCAAACGCTAACTCTGCTGGTTATCCACAATCCACAGTTTCTACTTTAATTTATATGAATGGTTCTACCGATTATGTAGAGCTTTATGTTTACGGAAGTATGGGTGGTACTTATGATTTGCTTGCCGCTCCGTGGAATACATATTTCAACGGCTCATTAGTAAGGAGTGCATAACATGACCCTATACGAAAAACTAACAGCTCTCTATCCTAGCCTTACACAACAGGACTTCCTTACTGTAATCACACTTCAAAACGATTCAGATGGTCGTGGCGATTACATTGCTAAATGGGAACACTCAACACTGCCACGCCCAACACTGGAGCAACTTAAATGACACAAGCAAACATACTCGCAGCATCCGGCTCACAAGGCGTAGCACAGGGTTTTAAAAACCGAATTATTAATGGAAGCATGGTGATTGACCAAAGGAACGCTGGTGCTAGTTTATCAACAGCAAGCGGTACAAGTGCATATTCTTTAGACAGATGGCAAATTCTTTACGATGCTACTTCTAAATTTACAGTTCAACAAAACGCTGGTTCTGTAACCCCACCTGTAGGGTTTAGTAATTATCTAGGAGTCACCTCATCTTCTGCTTATGCAGTTACGGCTTCGCAATTATTTTGTGTTAGACAACTAATTGAAGGTTTTAACACAGCAGATTTAGGTTGGGGAACAGCTAACGCTAAGACTGTAACATTATCTTTTCAAGTCTATTCAAGTCTAACTGGTACTTTTGGTGGCTCTATAGGTAATGCAACAAATACTCGTTTTTACCCGTTTAGCTATTCCATACCAGTAGCAAATACTTGGACAACAATTTCAGTAACTATTGCTGGCGATACTACTGGCACTTGGGTAGGTGCGACAAACGCAGTAGGAATTTCTGTCTTGTTTGGGTTAGGTGTTGGCTCATCTTATAGCGGAACTGCTGGTGCTTGGACAGGAACAGCTAATACTTTTTCCGTAACAGGAGCAACATCCGTAGTAGGAACAAGCGGAGCAACCTTCTATATTACTGGTGTTCAACTAGAAGTAGGAAGTAGTGCTACTGGATTTGAGTATCGTCAGTATGGTCAAGAGTTAGCTTTGTGTCAGAGGTATTTTTGGAAAACATATAACCCAACAGTACTAGCTGGTGCAACTTCAGGAGCTGGGGGTCAAGCTGGTGCAGTTATGATTTATGTGCCAGCAATAGGAAACACTGTTCGTTGCACTATGCCATTTAAAGTAAATATGAGGTCATCACCAACAGTAACCACTTATAACCCAGAAACTGGTGCGGCAACTGTGGCAGCTTACGAAGGTAGTGGTGCAACTAACCAAGTTTCTTTAGGTGTAACTTTTATAAGTGATTATTCAGCACTTATATATGCAACTTCTGCTGGATTTACTGGAGCACTTTATTGGTGCGCAAAAGGTGAGGCTGAACTATGATTAATTATCAATACATTATTGGTTTAGATGGAATAACTATTTTAAAAAATGCTATTAAACGGTTGCCTGATGGTGCGTTTATCCCATTTGACCCTGACAACACAGACTACCAAGCCTACCTTGCATGGGTAGCGCAAGGCAATGAACCATTACCAGCAGATGAGGTGACAGAATGAGTACCATTAATTTAACACCGCAATTAGTCAATCAACTTTTGAGCTATTTAGGCACTAAGCCTTATCAAGAGGTCTACCAGTTGATCCATGCTATACAAGATGAAGTAAAACAACAACACTCACTAGAGCAGAAAGAAGACTAGCATGGATTGGCAAATCATTATCAATTTAGTAGGTGGTGCTGTTCTTGCAACAATTGGATGGTTTGCTAGAGAACTTTGGGCTGCTGTGCAAGCACTTAAAGAAGATGTAAAAAGAATTGAGGTAGAGTTACCTACAAGTTATGTTCGTAAAATTGATATTGAATCACGATTTGATCGCCTTGAAGTAATACTAGATCGCATCATGGATAAGCTAGATCAAAAGGTTGATAAATGAACTGGTTAAGTCAAATAGCACCTACTATTGCTACTTGCTTAGGTGGTCCATTGGCAGGCTTAGCAGTTACTGCTTTGTCAAAGCTTTTTGGTGTATCTTCTGATGATGTAAAGGGCATGATTGAGTCAGGTAAGCTTTCTGCTGATCAATTAGCAGCATTGCAACTTGAAGAGATTAAATTTAAAGAACAGACTCAAGCACTTGGCTTGAACTTTGAACAACTAGCTGTGGAGGATCGTAAAAGTGCTCGTGATATGCAAACAGCTACTGGTAGCTTTATTCCTCCTGTGCTCTCTATTCTTGTTACTGCCGGGTTTTTTGGTATTCTTGGCTATCTTATGCTGCATCCAGCTGATACTTCAAACACACCCTTAATGATTATGCTAGGCTCTTTAGGCACAGCGTGGACTGGCATTATTGCTTTCTATTTTGGATCTTCTAGTGGCAGTCAAAAGAAAGATCAAATGCTTTTTAACTCATCTCCAGTTAAATGAAGTTAGAACTTAAACGTGTTAAGTTAGCTGATACTTTTACTGTAGGTAAACTTTACGCCAATGATGAGTTTATCTGCTATACACTGGAAGATACAGTACGAGAAGTTGAAGGGCAGCCGGTCTCAGAATGGAAAGTCCATGGCCAAACAGCTATTCCAAGGGGTAATTACACTGTAGATATTACCTTCTCTCAGCGCTTTCAAGTCAAATTGCCATTGCTACATGATGTGCTCGGCTTTACTGGCGTAAGAATACATACAGGCAACTCTGCAAAAGACACTGAAGGCTGCATTTTGGTAGGTGAAGCTTGGGACGGATCTAGTGGCTGGATTGGAAGTTCAAAAGTAGCGTTTAGTTTACTCATGCCTAAGATTGAAAATGCCACTGACGCTGTGACAATTTTGATCTCATAACTATATAACTTTTACCGAGATAAGTATAAAATGATGAAAAAGCTAGCTAGTTTTTGCAAACAAACATTTATTTGTGGAGAACTGGCGTGACGGTCTCATTTGTACTAACTTACAATTCACTAACTAGCACTGTTCTACAATACCTAGAACGATCTGACGACGCTGTAGTTGCTGCAATTCCGACGTTTATTACATTAGCTGAGTTTGAGATTGCGCAGCAAATCAAAACACTAGGGCAAATGCAAGTAGTTGAAGCTACTTTTACTCCAAGTGATGCTGTGATTGAAAAGCCAGCAAGATGGCGTAAAACAGTTTCAATGAACATCTTAAATGGTGCGTCTAAGCAACCTGTGCTTTTAAGAAAGTATGAATACTTAAAAATGTATGCACCAAATACTGCAACAACAGGCATACCCTTGTATTACTCAGACTATGACTATGATCATTGGATTGTGGCACCTACACCTGATGCTGCTTATCAATTTGAAGTACTATACTATGAGCGTATTTCTCCGCTATCTTCTGAAAATCAAACCAATTGGTTGACACAGAATGCTCCGAATGCTATGCTATTCGGTACTCTATTACAAGCAATGCCATTCTTAAAAAATGACAGTCGCCAAATCTTTCAACAAAAATATGATCAAGCAATGCAAGCATTGAAGACCGAAGACATTACACGTTTAGGTGATCGTCAAACTGTTGCTATCGAGAGCTAACTATGACTATTTCGTATCAAAATCCTTTTACTGGCCAAACAATTCAACCTTCTCAAGTAGGCTATGAGTTACTAACTATTGCTACAAGTACAACATTGCAATGGCCTGTCAATGGTAATAACGCAGATGTAGTTGCTAATATTATTGAAGTCATTGCTAGTGCTGCCAGTTTAAATCTGATCATGCCTGCTGCAACTCAAGTTTCAACGGGTCAAAGCGTTCTTATTCGAAACATTGGTGTTAATGCATTCACTGTTACAACTAGCGTTGGTGGCACAATTGTTAGCATTCCATCAGGCGTTGCGCAGTACATTTATCTTACCGACAATACCACTGTTGCAGGTACTTGGACAACAATTACATTTGGTGCTGGCACATCAGCAGCTAACGCGGCTGACTTAGCAGGCTATGGCTTAAAGGCTATTAGCACTACATTAAATCAATCACATCCAATTGTTGATTACAATGGCAACTTTACTTTAGCAGCGTCTAATAGAGCTGAGTTTGTCAATTGGAAAGCCGGTGTAGGCGCTATCACTTTACCTGTAGCATCAACTGTAGGTAACAATTGGTTTGCCATTATTAGAAACAGTGGCACAGGCATTTTAACAATTGGCATTACAGGTACTGACACTTTAGATGGTCTATCAAGTCAGCAATTGCAATTAACTGAGTCTTTTGTAGTTGTCTCAAATGGTGTTAATGGCTATAGCACATTTGCATATGGCCAATCAGTACAGTTTTACTTTACGTTCTTATCTAAGTTGGTTACGGGCGGTACTGTTACACTTACCTCTGCAGAGTCAGCAAATATATTACAAGAGTACTCAGGCACATTAACATCAAATTGCACGATTGTATTGCCATCAACAGTACAACTTTACTCAATCAATAACTTAACAACTGGCGCTTTTACACTGACATTTAAAACTTCAAGTGTAGGCGCAGCAACATATGCGTTGCCACAAAATACTACAGCAATGGTTATTTGTGATGGTACCAATGTCTATAACGCAACATCCGCCGGTATTAGCTCAGTTACGCAATTGACGTTAGGCAATGGTAGTTTAGCAGCACCGTCATTACGATTTGCCGGTGACTTTAATACTGGTCTTTACTTGCCTACAGCAGGGCAGCTAGGTTTTGTCATTGGGAATGCACAAGCTGGATATTTTAGTTCAACAGGTTTAACTGTGACTAACGGCATTTCAGGCGGCACATTTTGACAGCTAAAGTTATATCTCTTAACATTAAGCCGGGCATTCAGCGTGATGGCACGCTCTTTGACGCGCCTTGTTATGTTGATGGCCTATGGGTAAGATTTCAACGAGGTCGCCCACGTAAAATTGGTGGCTATAGAGGCATGTTCTTGAATGCCACAGCGATTTCTCGTGGCATGATTATGAACTCACAAAATGGCTTAAACTATATTTACTCAGGCACGTTTGGTGCTTTACAACTATGGGATGTTGACAACAATAATGGCGTAGGCACAGGCCCTGTTAATATTACATTGAACGACTTTACATCTAGTGACAATAACACATGGCAATTTGACATTGGCTTAGACTCAAACGGCACTGGCAATAACAAATTAGTGGCTCACCCAGGGTTGAATTTAGTTAATATTGACAATACTGTGAACACTCCAGTCTTGATTGGCGATTTCATTGGTAGTTCTATGGCAAAGATTACCGATAGCTCAGGCGTAAACCCTACAGGCGACACAATTTCAGTATCTGGAGGTTGCGTAATGCTTCACCCATATTTATTTGTTTATGGCAATGACGGGCTAATTAAGAATTGTTCAGCTGGTAATTTTTCCAATTGGAACTCTGCTGATGCCAATGAAAACAACGTAGCAACTGGTAAGATTGTCAAAGGCTTACCTATTCGTGGAGGTACAACTTCACCAGCTGGATTATTTTGGTCTTTAGACTCAGTCATTCGTGTGACGTATAACCCATCAACAGTTGGAGTTACTACGCTCTATTGGAAGTATGATATTGTGTCAAGTCAATCTTCAATTATGTCATCAAATAGTGTGATTGAGTATGACGGCGTTTTCTTTTGGGTAGGCGTTGATCGCTTTTTAATGTACAACGGTGTTGTGCAAGAAGTGCCCAACCAAATGAACTTTAACTACTTCTTTGACAACTTAAACTATGATCAGCGTCAAAAAGTATGGGCATCTAAAGTGCCACGTTGGGGTGAAATTTGGTTTTTCTTTCCAAGCGGCACTAATACTGAGTGCAATGACGCTGTTATTTTTAATGTACGCGATCAAGTTTGGTATGACGCAGGTCAGGCATTAGGCGCTCGTAGATCCGCAGGCTGCTTTACTGAAGTATTTAGAAAGCCAATTTGGGCGGGTAATGAAGTCAACACAGCAAATACATACACACTATGGGAGCATGAAACTGGCTCTGACGTAATTTACTTAGGCAACCAAACTGCTGTGCAAAGCTATTTTGAAACCAATAGTCTTGGTTGGGTTAATGGCGGCCCAGGCGCCAATGAAACGTTAGGTAATAATAGATGGATTCGACTTGAAAGATTAGAGCCTGACTTTAATCAAACTGGGCCTATGAATGTGTACGTTACTGGTAAAGGGTATGCTGATGATGTGGATCAAACATCAAGCCCTTATGTATTTACGCATGAAACACTAAAAATTGATATGCGTGAGCAACGTCGTGAAATGCGATTACGATTTGAAAGCAACGTAGTTAATGGCGACTATGAAACTGGTATGGTTTTACTCTCTGCTGATATTGGCGATGAGCGTTCTACAGGAAATCCATAATGGTTACCTATGACCCACGTGGAATGAGCTGGGAACAATGGGTAAGCCTTATGGCTGAGTTATTTGCTGGGCAATCATTAGGCGTGCTGCCAGAAGATAAATGGAGAGACTGGGCCAATGCTTTTGCAGGTGTAGGCTACTTTGGATCTTCTGGATGCCCTGATTCTAGAGGCTTTCCAACATGGCAAGAATGGGCAGCACGATTAGTTGGTATTATAGCAATAGACCCAGGCATTGCGATTGGTGCAAACAATGAAAACTTGCCTAATAGCAGACAATTTAATAACCAAAGTAGACAAGCAGGAATGACATCATTGCCATGACACCATCAGAAATTATACAAGCAGATTCACAAAAAATGGGCTATGATGCCGAGACTGCATTGCGTAAAATTAACAAAGTTGTTACGTCTGGCGCAGGTTTATTATTACAAGAAGGCGATTCTGTATTGCTGTTGATTGCGTTGCCTGACAATAACGCTGAATTACATTTATACACAGCAGATTCACCATTGAATTTAAGTAGAGCATTAAAAAAGTTTATTGAAAAGATTAGAGCGTCTGATTTAAAAGCTGTGTATGGTAGTGGTGAAGTACCGCAATTACTTAAAATATTAAATAAATTTGGCGTACAGACAATGAAATCTGATTTGCCTAATTATCGTTGGATGGCTCCAGTATGAGATATACATTAGACTCAGTACTACCTATTGGCGCTTTTGAGCATATTGGTGATCGTCGTATTAAGCTATATGGCGGAGGAGGTTCTTGGAACCCTGTTAATATTATTGAAGATGCTGTTAGCTCAGTTAGTGATGCATTGGCGTCTATTGACCCAGGCCCAGCAATTGGCGACGCCGGTGTGGCTATTGACCAAGGCGTCAATGATGTAATCCCAGGTGGTTGGGCTACAGTAGGCGCTGCTGCATTAGCCGCTGCTACATATGGCGCGTCGTTGGCTGCTGAAGGGGCTATTGAAGGTGGTGTACTTGCTGCTGATGCTGTTGGAACTGCTGACGCAGGTTGGTCAGCTGCTGAAGCAAGTAATATTGCAGCACAACAAGCTGCTGAACAAGCTGCGCTAACGGGATCTACAACTGCATTAGAAGCTGCACCTGTGTATGATGCAGCAACTGCTGAAGCTTTAGCAAATGGTGAAATCTCAGGATTAACTAGTGGCGCTGTCGATTCAACATTAGCGCAAGGCACAATGGATGCTACAACCATTGCTAATATGAGTGCTGATCCTATTGGCACAATGAACTCATTAGGCAATTGGACAGGTTTAATGACTGACAACATTGGCAATATTGCTGTTGAGTTGGTAGGTCAAGGTGTTGCTGAAGGCGATATTGCTAGTTTTTTATCTTCACAATATGGAATTGATGAGTATGCTGCAGCTAACGCAGCAGGCATGGCAGGCGCAGGGCAGGATGCAGGTGTAATTTCAAACTCACTAATGACTGACTATGGACCACAATTTCAAGGTTGGCCTACAGCAGGTGAAGGTGCTTTTCCAATTACTGGACAAGATCTTAAAAATGCGTATAACGCGTATCGTCTTGGTAGCACAGCTTATAACTTAGGTAAAGTTTTAACTGGCGCAGGAAGTTCTAGCCCGTTAAATAAAATGACAACTCAGTTATCAAAATCTTCTGGGTTGCCTAGTCTATTAGGCGGCTCTAGTGCAGCATCAACTGGTAGTGGCGCATTACCCGGTAACTTATCTTCTACATCATTAGCAGCAGCACCTGTAACGCAAGGAAATACTATGAATTTACAACAGCTTAAGCAACTTTATCCGCAACTTTCTACAATTGACCCTCGATTGGTTCAAACTTTAGTAGGTAAAGCAAATGTAGGCAGTCCATATAGTAATCTTGCAGAAGCTACTACAGGCACAGGCTTAAGTATGCAAGGGCAGGGCGGCGCGCCATCTGCTGGCTATCCCGCAATTGCTGCTGATAAAGCTTTTAATACTACCAGTTTTGCAGGAGGCAGCCCTTTATCAGGTAAGTTTGATGCGCTAACATCAGCTGGTTTAAGCACGTTAAGTGGCGCAAAAAATCCGTATGGCTTAAAAGATGGCGGGCAGCCGCATATTCCACAGTTTAAAACGGGCACTACTGGTCATTACGTACAAGGAGCTGGTGATGGTCAATCGGATGATATTCCTGCTATGCTTGCAGATGGCGAATATGTTTTTGATGCTGATACTGTGGCTTCTTTGGGAAATGGCTCAAATAAAGCCGGTGCTTTGCAATTAGATAAAATGAGAGAATCAATTCGCAAGCATAAAAGAGCAGCTCCACATAATAAAATACCTCCTAAGGCTAAGTCACCTTTAGAGTATATGAAAGGTAAATAATCATGGCATTAGAACAAGGACAAGCATTACCTAATATAACCACTAATCAAACACAAGCTACATCAGCACCAGCTTGGTATACTGATTACTTATCAGGGCTTGCAAAATCAGGTAATCAAGCTGCAGCTGGCGCGCAATATGTTGGCGCAACGCCATTGCAGCAACAAGCTTTTGGACAAGTTGGGCAGAACGTAGGCAACTATCAACCTAATTTGACAGCAGCTACTAACTTGGCAAACCAAGCAGGCGGTAGCAATGTTGCGCAAATGGCTGGTCAATTTATGAATCCCTACACTCAGAACGTAGTTAATTCTTTAGGCGATGTGGGAATGCGCAACATTCAAAACGTGTTGGCGCCAAATGCAACTGCTGCTGCAGTAGGCTCAGGTCAATTCGGATCAAAACGTGGCGCTGAAGCATTAGGTCAAGCAATCAA